GCTAATTGTGTTCAAATTGATGATGATTTAGTAAGGGTTAGAAAAAATAATTTTGATGGCAAAAGAGGAGAAGATGTTTCTTTTGAAGAAGCTTATAATGATTTAATAGAGTTCGCTGAACAATCCCAAGCGAAACTTATAGGAATACCGCCAACTGATAATCCATTTTTTGCAAAAAAAGAAGTTCAAGAAAATGCTTTTGTTATTGCTTCTTTTATGTTTTGTAAGCCAACTGATTTAAGATTTGATACAGATATGAAAGTTAAAGAAGATTACGATTATACTTTACAACATATTAAAAAATATGGCTTAACAGAAAGATTTCAAAAATATCTTTATACTTTTAAACATTATTCTAATAGTGGCGGAGTTGTTGATTATCGTAATGATGAATTAGAAAAAGAAAATATGCTTTATTTATTGAAAAAATGGGGTGGCGCTTTAAAAATGCACCCAAAAAGAAAAAATGAAGTTTTATTTAATAGGAATTTGAAAAGATTTTTGTAAAAAATACCTGATATAACAGGGAATTAACAGGGAATTATGGGGAAATTTAAAAAAGGGCAAAGTGGTAATCCAAATGGGCGACCAAAAGGTAGCACAAGCATTGCTTCATTAATTAAAAAGATAGGTAGCGAAGAAATCTCACAAGGTAATCCTTATGATAAATTGGAGTTTATTATGAGAAAGGTTTTTGACTTTGCTGTTCAAGGAGAGAGTTGGGCAGTTCATTTTATAGCCGATAGATTAGAAGGAAAGCCAAAACAAGTTGTCGGTATTCAAGATGTATCTGATGAGCCGATAAAGGTTTTTGATTTCGATGAAGTGGAGAATTGACGCCAACAGAAAACAAATACTAAACGATAATTCTCGTTATAAAGTATTAGTATGTGGGCGAAGGTGGGGCAAGACCTATTTTGCGATGATGTGGCTGATGTCAAAGCCCTTTGAAGCAGACGAGAGAAGATGGGTTATATTTCCTACTTATCGTCAAGCTAAAATGGTTGCTTGGGATATTTTAAAAAAGATTTTTAGAGATAGAGAAGCTAAAATAAATGAAAGTGAATTATCTATCACCCTAAATAACAATGCAAAGATTGAATTGAAGGGTGCGGATAAAGAGGATAGTTTGAGAGGAGTAAGTTTGCATTCTTGCGTATTAGATGAGTATGCTTTTATGAAGCCAAATGTTTGGGGAGAAATTGTGCAACCAATGTTATCTCAAACAGGAGGTCAAGCATTATTTGTTGGTACTCCTACTGGTATTCAAAACCACTTCTATGATTTATATGTCAAAGGGCAAACCAATGACAGCGATTATAAGTCTTGGCAATTTACCACTATTGAAGGTGGCTTTATTTCGGCTGCAGAAATAGAATCTGCACAAAAGAATTTAGATGCAATTACTTTTCGTCAAGAATATCTTGCTTCTTTTGAAACTGCGCAAAATAGATGTGCTTATAACTTTAATAGAGATATTCATAGTAAGATTATGGATATATCTCCCAAAATGTTTTGGGGTATTGACTTTGGGGTAGCAAGTTATATGACTGCGGTATTGATGTGTGAAAACACAGCAGGAGAAGTATATGTCTTTGATGAAATAGGATTGCAAAATAGTAACACATTTGAGTTGGCTGAAAAAATGAAACAGAAAGCGCCTAATTTACCTGTATATCCTGACCCTGCAGGTAAAGCAAGAACTTCTAATTCAACTAAATCAGACCATAGAATCCTTCAGGAAGCAGGGTTTACCGTCATTAGCAAAAAAGCTAACCCAACTCAAAAAGATAGATTGAATGCTTTAAATCGTATGTTAGAAAACGCACAAGGAAAAAATAAACTATTTATAAACCCTGATTGTAAAAACACTATTAGAGATTTAGAGCTAACCACCTTTGAAAATGGAAGAATATTTAAAACAGAAACATTATCGCACTATTTAGATGCATTAATGTACCCGATTGAATATCGCTATGGATTCAAAGGCAATTTAGAGGTTATAGAATGGTAATGTTTGTCTTAGGGTTTGTGTTGGGGGCTATTTTCTGCTTTATGATGTTATTTATAATAGGAGTTGGCATTGAAAATAAAAAATATAATAGAGCAATACACATTATTGAATCAGTGAAGGATTATGATGATGAAGATAATTTAAGATACACACAGCAAAGGTATGAATCATGATAATTTATGACTTAACAGAAAAAATGTTATATCGCTTATTAATGGATACGATTGAAGATAAATATGATAAGCAAATGCAAGAAAGAGAAAGACTTTTAGACTATTACGAGGGATTAAACTTAGAAAATGATATTAAGCAATATTTCAATAGCGAATCATTATCTCAAATCCCACCTATGTATATCAACTTAGTAAGAAATATTATATCAAGAAGGGCATTGGTATATCAAGATGCACCTATCCGCTATAATGATAAATATAATGATGTATTAGGCAATCTTGATAGTATAATGAAACAATTTGAGCAACTAACCTATTTATTAGGAACAGAAGCATTATACACCCATTGGGACGACAACAGAAAGAAATTAAAATATCGCCCTATCCATTTCTTTACTCCATTTTTTAAGCCAGGCGAAGATGAGCCATTTGCTATTATGTATCAAGCAGAATCTCAACTACAAGCAAGAACAGAAGATTCGCAGTTTATGTTTTGGTCAAAAGATACTGAAGATATGGAAGGTAAACATTTTATGATATCATCAAGAGGAAAGATTACTTCTGTTGTTCCTGATGACAGAAACCCTTATGGAGATATCTTACCATTTAACATTGCCCATAGACACCCTTTGACAAGAGATTTCTTTAGAGAAGGCGCAAATGATTTAGTCGATGGTATGAGAAGCATTAATATTCTATTGACTGAATTAGCTTTACACGGAAGATTTATGTTAGGGCAACCTTTATTTACAGGATTAGATACTGAACAACGAATCTCAATGGGGCAAGACAAAGCATTAGTATTACCTGAAGGAGCCAATTTTACTTATGCAAGCCCTAATGCCGATATTAATGGAATGATTGAATCTACGAAGTATATGGTCGATTCTATAGCACAAGCTAACAATGTTAGAATTAATTGGACTGATAAAAGCGCAGAAAGTGGATTATCTAAGAAAATGGCTCAAATAGATTTAATGGACGCCCTTAGAAGTGACATTGAACAAATCTATCGCCCTTTTGAAAAAGAACAATTTAGAATTGCACAAAGAATCTGTGAAGTATCAGGTGGTATTAATCTTGGCGACCAATTTAGTATTGACTTTGCAGAAAGAGAAGTACCAATGTCAATGGACGAAGAAATTAAATACTATTCTTGGGCTTTTGATAATGATTTAGAAACAAGACAATCTTATCTAAGAAAGAAAAACCCTGACTTAGAAGAAGAAGAAATACAAAATATGGTTTCTCAATTAGATAACGAAAAACCACAAGCAGTAGAGCAATCACAAGGAACTTTAATCGACCAAATTATTAAGGCGCAACAATAATGGACGATTTGAACTTTTTTCAAAAAGATATTGAAAAGATTCAGAAAGAACTTCTCAAGAAAATTGAGAAAGTTCTAAAAGGATTAGTTGTCTTAAATGATGAACAATTAGCACAGGCATTTAAACAAATTAATTTAGTAGATGAATTAAATGCTTTAGGTTTTCCTGCTTTGCTTGAAAAAGTTAAAAATACATACGATTCTCAAGCAATCAAATCTTTTGCAGTTTTAAGCGCTTCTCAAAAAGCTAAACAAACGACTACTGCTATTAGTGCTATTGAATTTTTATCAACATTGGACTTAACGAATATATCCGCAGGTGTTACTCAATATGCCAATGAAATAAAGACTTTAATGTTTAGAGGTGTATTAACAGGAGAGTCATCTGCGTCCATAATGCAAGGTTTACAAGCGAATTATGGAGTAGGTAAAGCATTAAGTAGTTCTCAAAGAATTGCGTTGTTAAACGATAGTTTTGCTCGTTATGCAAGAACTACAACTGCTAAACTTTTTGAAAATATTCCAGAACAAAGATTTGTTTACGTCGGACCAAACGACACTAAAACAAGGCAAGAGTGTGCAGACACTTTACTTGCACAGGGAGATGGACTAACAGCAAAAGAAATAGAAGCACTAACAACAGGTGTGACTTTTGCTGATGGAGGGGGATTTAATTGTAGGCACGAATGGGTGCCAGTATGATGAAAGCAAGAGATATTGCAAAATTCAGTTCATTAGAATATGGACAACTTGCTTCTTATGCAAGAGGATTAATTATTCGAGATATGGATAATGGACTTTTGCAAAATGGAAGAAAAAAATATTCTAACAAGGGAAGCAATATCGGTTGGAGAACTATTAATGTAAATGGCAAAAAACAAGCCGTATATATTGATAGCTATAAAAATAAAAAAGCGAAAAGATTTGAGCCTGTAAGACCTAAATCGTTAAGAGGTAAACCGCTTAATTCTTATACGCAAAATGTAAATATGATTCTTACTGGTGAAACACAAAGAAGAATAAGACCTGAGGGGAGAAACAATCGAGCATTATTAACCTTTGAAAGAGGGCATATTGTCGAAGGAAACGAAAACAGAGGTTATGTAATTCGTGATTTATCAGTTAGGAATCGTAATAAGTCTGTAGACTTTTTACAAAGAATTATTGATAGGAAAGCTAATAATTATATGCGAGAGCCTATCAATATTAAAATAGGTAAATAATAAGGAGGGCAGAATGTCCGAAGAAACAACAAGAGTAGAAGAACAAGCAGTAGCAGAAGTTTCTACACAGGAAAATAATGATGATTTCGGTAATTTAATTGCAGAAAGCAAGAAATACCGAACAAGAGCTCAATCAGCAGAAGCCGAGTTAAATGAACTCAAAGAAAACCTCAAACTTCAAGAGCAAAAAAGACTTGAAGAAAAAGAGGAGTTTAAATCTTTGTATGAAAGTATGAAAGCAGAAAACGAAAAGTTAAAGCCAATCGTAGAAAGCTATGAAATTCAAGAAAAACAAAGACGAGAACATCTGCTGTCCCAACTTTCAGATGAAGAACAAGAAATATACCAAGACCTGCCAACAATTAAGTTGGAAAAGCACATTGAAAGATTGGGAAATAAAAAAGTGCAAGTATCTGATGCAAAAGAGGTGACTTCAAGTGGCAAATTTGCTGCTAATACAAAATGGGCTGATTTATCCGATAAGGATAGAGAACAAGCTCGTAAGAATCCTAAACTTTGGCAACAGATAGTAGAGGGGTATAAAAATAGCTAAAATTTAAGGAGAAATAAAAAATGGCTAATGTAACAACAACAACTGCTGCTAATTTTATTCCTGAGATGTGGAGAGATGCTATTCTTGATTATGCTGAAAGAAAATTTCAGTTAAGAAATCAAGTGCTTGACTTCTCATCAATGGTTGCGACTGGTGGCGACATATTGAATATTCCTAAGGTAGCTGAAGAAACTGCTGCTGCTAAGTCTGCTGACACTGCAGTAACTTATTCCGCTAATACCGATGGAGTAATTCAACTTAACTTAAATCAGCATCAATATGAAGCTAAAAGAATCGAGGACATTGTTAAAGTTCAAGAATCTGCTGACTTATTCAATGCTTATGCTCGTTCAATGGGATATGCTTTGGCTAAAAAAGTAGAAAACTACTTAGCAGTAGATGTACTACAATCTGCTACTGGTAATGATGTAACTTTAGCTGCTGACAACACACCAACTACTGCAGAAGTAAGAAGCGGACTACAAAAACTTCTTGATGCAGGATTTGACTATACAGATGGAGAGCATTATTTCTATGCTTCACCAGCTATGTATATGGCTCTTATGGGCTTAGGTGATTTCACTCAAGCAAACGTAAGAGGAGATGCAGCTAATCCAATCGCTTCAGGACAAATTATGAACATTTATGGTATGCCTGTATATGCTTCAACTGACTGGGACGATGATGGCGGTACTGGAGATGAAACTGGAACTATTTTCAATAGAAATTCAGTTTACTTTGCGCAACAAATCGCACCAAGAGTTCAATCATCTTATGATATTGACTACTTGGCGACTTCAGTTGTTGCTGATGTTCTATTTGGAGCTGCGTTATCACACGCAACTTCATCAACATCATTAGGTGTTGTGAATTTTGTTAATCCTTAATTGAATTAACGAAAATCGGTTATATATGGGGATATTTTCGGATATCCCCACATAACCCTTAAAAATTAAAAAAACGAGGATAGAGATGCCAATATACGAATATTTATGCGATTGTGGAGAGAAATTTGAAGTAGTTCAGAGTATGAACGATGAAAAAATCAAAAAATGTTCCGATGTTCAAGATTGTAAAGGAAATAAAAAAGTTCAAAGACTTCTTGGTAAACCTGCTATCTTTTCAGATGATATCGGTAGAGGGCATAAACGAATGAAAGATAAAGAATTATACAAGGAATTAGGTGAGTAGTAATACTAATTTAGGACCAACACCTGTTAATCAGGGTTATGTTCAATTAATCCACATAGGAGAAACTGGAGGAATTGATGGAACACTTCGTACTATTTATGATGGTGATGGGACTGCATCTGATTTACAAATTGCGAGTAATGCAGTTAAGATTTCAACGACACTTTATATTGGTAGTCAAACCATTTTACAATACATACAAGATGCAGTTAAAGATATTCTTATTACAAATGCAAGTCATACCAACATTACTGCAACACAAGATGTTACTGATAAAAGTATTGATTTAAATGCTACTGGGGCAGTATCCAGTATTATAGGTGGCACAGGAATTAATGCAACTGGTAGTGGAGATATTACCATAGCCATTGATTCTTCTGTTGTTACTTTAACAGGCACCCAAACCCTAACCAATAAAACTTTAACAAGTCCTACTATTAACACTTCTTTGACTTTTGATTCAGTAGCTTTAACTGCTATTCAAACTTCATTAGAAGCTTTTGCAGACAATGATACTTCTATAATGACTTCTGCTGCAATACAAGATAAAATTTTAAGTTATGGTTATAGTACTACAACAGGAACAGTAACAAGTGTATCAGGTGGCAATGGTTTAACTGGAACAATCACTTCTTCAGGAAGTTTAAATGTCGGTGCAGGAACACATATTACAGTCAATGCCGATGATGTTGCAGTCAATACCACAACTTTATTTGCATCTCCTGCTTTTACAGGAACTGCTACTGGAGTTAATCTTACTTTATCAGGTAATTTAATTGTTAATGGAACAACCATTACTATTGACACTGACACTCTTGCTGTTCAAGACCCACTGATAAAATTAGCAAAAGCTAATAGTGCAACAGATACAGTTGATATTGGTTTTTATGGTTTATATGATACCAGTGGCTCACAAGATTTATATGCTGGATTATTTAGAGATGCTGATGATAGTGGCAAGTTTAAATTATTTAAAGATTTACAAACTGAGCCTACTTCAACAGTTAATGTACTTGGAACAGGATATACTACTGGAACATTAGTTGCTGCATTAGAAGGGAATGCTTCTACAGCAACAGCTTTAGAAACTGCAAGAACCTTTACTTTAACAGGAGAAATAACTGCAGGTGGTGTTAGTTTTGACGGAACAGGAAATGTATCTTTATCTACTGCTATA